CACGCGGTGCCCGCACGAATCGAGCTCATGCTTGAGGAGCTCGGGATCACAGAGGAGACACAGGAGTGACGACCAGAGAGTGGACGGTGTACGTGGATCGGGTCAACCCGGCCGGCGGCATCTTCAGTAGCCACGAGCCAGTGGCCACCATCGCAGAGCGCGAGGAGGGGTCATGGCTGGACCAAATCAACATCGTGGGACCGGGCAACCGGGCCATCGCCATCAACATCGAGCTCGGGCAGGGCAGCGAGCCCATCGGCATCCGGGTGACTGAGGACGGCTACGGCTTCAGCCACGACAGTGAGAAGTGGACGCCGGCGAGTGACGGCGGGGACGCATGGCTGGCGCCGGTCAGCCGTGAGGACATGGAGGCGGACTGACTGAGGAGCTCCGCCGCGTCACCGCCTAGGGCCAACGGAGATGCGCAGCGTGCCACCTCCGGCCACGATCCTGTATCCTACCATCACATTGACGCCGGGCTGCGGTAGCGTTGCGCTCCTCAGCTCCGGCGCCATTACACACGGCCGGCTTGGCTGCCACACGGTGTGGGAGGTCAGGCCGGCTCGACAATCTTCGTGTGGCGCCTCACACAATCGTGTGCGGAGCCAACCAAGTGTTCGGTTTACTCACAACCCCTGTTCGGGGTATGATTGGTCTGACCGGCGGCCAGATCGGCGCCGGCGAGGAGCTCCCAAGAGACGACCAGTCATGGAGACGATAGCGGGCATCACAGTGGAGTTCATCCACTGCACGTGCGACCGGGGCTGCCTGCTCCCGGTCAGGACCACAGGGCTGTGCTCCGAGTGCGACGCAGCCAACCACAACGCCAGCGCGTGCCTGACCCGCAAGGCCAGCACGTGGTCTGACGGCCACCACGCCCAGTGGCATACCAGCTCCCGGTAGACGAGCGCCCGCAATCGGGCGTAGACTCCGGGTCAACGTGGCGCCCGCGTGAGGGCGCCGCACCCACATCTAGGCTCTGAGGAGACGAGATGACCAAACCGACCACCTCCAAGCCCCAAGTGGTCACGGCGGACACGCCGCCGGACGAGCTCCCGCCGGAGCTCCGGGGCACCATCTTCGACAGCAGCCACGTTGAGCGTGGCTCCCACCTACAGGCGGACAAAGTGGACGAGGTGTTCAACACCCCACCCCGCCGCAGTCCCAAGGAGGACACAATGGCGACCAAGGCGACAGACACCAAGCCGGCCACCAAGGCCGCAGCCAAGCCGGCGGCCAAGCCGGCGAACAAGGTGGCGGCCAAGCCGTCCACCCCGTTTGACCGGGTCAAGGCCAGCTCCGCGTGGGCCAAGGAGAGCCCGTGTCAGGCTGCCACCGGACCCAAGCGCGATCCGCGAGCCTGCAAGGGCGTGGGCGTGGTGGACCGTGAGACCGAGGGTGGCCAGACCATCAAGGTGTGCGCGGCTCACGTGCTCGCAGCCAGCGTGGCGACTGTCGCAGAGCGGCAGCAGGCCATCAAGGACAAGGAGGCGCTCAAGGCCGACAAGGTCAAGCCTGCTCCCAAGGCAGCCGCTGCCAAGGGCAACGGCGCCACCAAGGCCAAGGCTCCGGCTCCCAAGCCGGCCACCAAGGCAAAGACCAAGCCTGTTGACCTCACTGCGAGGGCGTAGGCACCACCACATCAGCCGGCGGGCACGAGCTCGCCGGCTGTTTGTGTTTCAGAGGAGACGACCAATGTTCAAGATGGAGCCGGTGGTCCACGCTGACCGTGAGCGCGAGCTCGTGGCGATGGACCTTGAGCTCAACACCGCAGACGGGCCCACGCTGGTCCGGGTGGCCCGGCTGGAGCCGGTGGCCGCAGAGGATTGCGACGCCGCACTGGAGTGGGCGGAGCGCATGGAGGCTGCGGTGGACAACTTCGTGAGTGAGGTGCGCATGATCCAGCAGCGCATGGAGGGCGCCCGCCGGGCTGACTGGCAGGCTGTCGCGGCAGCCGCTGCCGCACGCGGCGAGCGTGGAGCCGGCGCGGAGCTCGGGATGGAGGTGGACCGTGGCTGAGCAGCGCAATCCGGGCACGTTCCACCCGGCTGTCCTGATCCCACGCCCACGCACGCCGGAGGGCCGGCTGCTCGTGCGGTACGGTGTCCGGCTGTCCACGACAGCGCGGCTGGACCTCAGCACGGACATCTGCGCAGTCTGCGGCTACGGGCTCACCAAGCTTCAGATGCAGCGGTATCAGGCCGAGCCGCAGGCGCCGCACCGGGCCATCCCGCTGGCGGAGCTCGCAGCGTGGCAGCGGTGACAGAGCGGCGCTGCCTGTTCTGCGGCCACGAGCACAAGTGGCACAGCGGAGCTCCGCAGGCCACCAAGGATCGGTTCAAGGCAGAGGGGCACCGGGTGAGGTGGACGAGCTCCGGCTGCTCCAAGCCCGGCTGTCCCGGCTGCCGGAGATGGGAGGCATGATGGACCTAGCTGAGCAACACCTCCGGATGGCAGAGGACGCCGCACGTGCGGCTGACAACGCGGAGTCACCGGCGATCAGCGACCAGTGGGCCAACCGGGCCATCGGTCACGCCATCATCTCCATCGTGTACACCCTCAAGGACGAGGAGCACCAGCTCACGGCGCGCATCCCGGCCGGCTTTGCCGGGAGCGTGTCGGTGTTCCCCATCAGCGAGGAGCCGGCCGAGGAGGTGAGCCCAGACCAGCCCTAGGGCCAACGGAGACAGCCCTAGAAGCAATGAGAGCCCCAGCACCTGTGACTTATGTCAAGGGCTGGGGCTCTTTGCGTTCCTGCGCATCCTAGCAGCTCGGGGTTGACGAGCGCCCGCTACGGGGCGTAGACTCCGCCGGCGAGGCGCCCGGTCCAACCCCTCAGACCGGGCACCCCGCACAACACAGGAGGACCACACGTGGACGAGATGAGCACCGCAGAGGCGGCTGAGCTCGCCGGCGTGGATCAGTCAAGCGTGCGCCGGGCCATCCGCGAGGGACGGCTCAAGGGCCGCAAGCCGGCGCGTGACTACCTGATCCGCCGGCGTGACGTGCTGGCGTGGAAGCCAAGGCACAGAGGAGACGACCATGACGACCAAATGGACATGTCAGGGGTGCGGGCTACAGCGGGGCGATGACTCCGGGCTCGTGAACAGCGTGGTGCCCGCCACCAAGCTGGGGAAGTGCCGCGTGTGCGGCAAACAGACGGTGTGGCGGCCGGGAGCTCCGGTCAACGCCGGCGCCAAGGTGGGCGAGCGGCGAGCTCAGGCCGGGATGGGGCGTGCTGAGCGCGCAGCCGTCGCGGAGGGCTGGACTGAGGCGGCTGACCGGGAGCTCCGGCTGCTTGCCCGATCCGGTGAGCAGTTCACGAGTGACGTGTTGGTGGCCGCAGTGGGTGTCCCGGACAACCACTTCAATGCCATCGGCGCCCGCATCAACGCCGCAGCTCGGGCTGGGCTGATCCGCAAGGTGGGGTTCACCAAGAGCTCCCGCGAGACAGGCCACGCCCGGACCATAGCAGTGTGGGAGGGGAAGTGACCATCAAGGAGCAACTCATGGCCGCCATCACTGCGGCCGCAGACAGCCGGGGACGGGTGGACCTGACCCCGGAGGCGCTGGGCAAACAGCATGGCCTGAGCGGCCATGACCTCGCCAAGAATCTGGACCAGCTACGCAAGGAGGGCTTGATCAGCGTGCAGTGGGACGGGGACCGGATGACGCGGCTGCGGCTGCGCCGGGGCAAAGCCAATGAGGCGGCTTTGGCCGAGCTCAAGCCACCAGTCCACCGACACCGGGACAACATCCTTGCGTGGATCACCCGGCAGCCGGCCGGCATGGTGGGAGGCTGGGTGGAGCTCCCGGACGGCTGGCGCAGCCTGACGGCGGCGATGGGCGTGCCGCCGGACAAGGCCGACAGCGTGGCCGTCACAGCCTCCAAGCTGACCGTGGACGGCGTGCTGGAGGTCAAGCGTGAGGGCCGGCGCATCAGCGCGGTTCGCAGGCCGATGGCCCGGCGCGAGGAGCCGGAGGAGGAGCCACCGCCGGGACCAGCTACGGCCAACGGAGATGGCCAGCGAGGCACCTCCGTGATGCCGGACACGCCTATGCTCAACGCCTACCTGAGCGCACGCAGGATCGCACGGCTGGCGCCAGACGACAACCCGTATGTGGAGGTGGTGTTTGAGGAGCTCGCCATCGCAGAGGAGGCGCTGGCACTCCGTGAGTACGCACACAAGCTGATTGAGGAGCGGCGATGAAGACCATGCCGAACAACAGCATGGTGGCGATGCTGATGGTGCTGCTGGACCGCCAAGGCGGCCAGATCACGTTCACGGCGGAGGAGCTGGACGAGGCCAGCCATGACCTCCGGCACCTGATCCAAGCCACGCCGGCGGAGACACCCGATGGCCGGCTCATCCATCTCACCATCGTGGACCGGCCGGGCGTGGAGCTCGGGCTGGCCGGCGGGAGGCAGCAGTGACCGAGGACAACAGGAACACGGGGTGGCGCAACGCCACCCCGGTCCAGCAGGGGCTGGGCTGCCTCCTGATGGCCGGCGCCATCAGCCTCATCCTGCTGGCGCTCGGGCTGCTGGCGTGGCTGGGCGTGGGGGCGACGTGAGACCGCTGCTGGGCGTCCAGCTCCGGGAGCCGGACCCGGACAGCGGCATGGCCGTGGAGCCGGGCGAGGTGTGGGAGGAGCTCGCGCACCACGCTGAGGATCGCTGGCACGGGCTCGTGGAGCTCGTGATGCTCAACACAGAGGACGAGCTCAAGGCATTCCAAGCCGGCCACCTCGTGCTGTACCGCAAGCCGGTGCGCCGGCGAGCTCCCACTGACGTCAGCTACCGGCGGCCAGACGGCACGGTGGTGGAGCGGGAGCAGACAACGCTGTTCGGGGAGCCCGATGAGCCCACATAACAGCAGCAAGGCCGGCGGGGTGATCCGCCGGCCTGACGCTGCTCTACCTCACAAGGAGGAGACGACCATGACGGAGGATACGCGCACACCGAGCTCGCGTCAAGCAGGGCTGACGCTCGTGGAGCTCGCGGAGCGCAGGATTGGGCTGGGCGGATCAGACGCCGCAGCCGTGCTGGGGATCAGCCCGTGGGCGACGGCTCACGACGTGTGGCTGGACAAGATGGGCGAGGGGCCACCCGTGGTGGAGGAGACAGAGCGCATGTACTGGGGCACCGTGCTGGAGGATGCGGTGCGGCGAGCCTACAACGAGCGGACAGGGCGCAAGGCGCGCAAGGTCCACAGGCTGATCCGCCATCCGGAGCGGCCGTGGCAGATTGGCCGGCCGGACGGGCTGGACAAGGAGCTCGTGCTGGAGGTCAAGCTGGCCGCGTGGCCGGATGGCTGGGGCGAGCCGGGCACGGACGAGGTGCCTGCCCACTACAAGGCGCAGGTGGGCCACTACATGGACCTGACTGGACGCCGGCGGGCTGACCTGATCGTGTTGATTGGTGGCCGGCTTGAGGCGCTCATCTACACAGTGGAGTGGGGACGCTGGGTGGAGCTCATGCGCGAGGAGCTCGCGGAGTGGTGGCAGACCCACATCGTGGAGGGCCGGCAGCCCGATGTGGACGGCACGGAGGGCTCGGGCCGGATGGTCAAGGCCAGCCGGATGCGGGCCGAGCTGGAGCCACCGATGATCGCACTGCCGCACCAGTACGGGCTGCTCAGGGAGCTCCTGAAGACACGGCGCCGGCGGGAGTGGTATGAGACGCAGGAGGAGCTGCTCAAGCAGCAGGTTCAGATGCTGATGGGAGGCGCTGAGGAGCTCCAAGCACCGGGGCTCAAGATCAGCTACAAGGTGCGGGCCGGCTACGCCAAGGTGGCCTACAAGGAGTATGCTGCCGGTCTGGAGGGGCTGGTGGGACAGCTCGCGCTGGGGACGTTCCCAGTCAACATGGACCCGCTGGAGACGGTGGCTGCGCTGCGTAGCCTCCACACCTCCAGCGTGGACCCCACCCCGGTGTTCCGCGTGGATGCGGATGCCGACACACCACTACTGATTGAGACGACAGAGGAGACGACCAAGTGAACGACAACACACCTGCGGTGTTTGATCCGCGCAAGCCGCTGTCCAGCCCCAAGGCGCTGGCGGCGGTGCTGGAGCAGGAGGATCGCAAGGCCGAGCTCGCGGCGCTGCTGGAGGAGACGGGCATCAGCCCAGAGCGGTTCATCCGCACCGTGGTCCACGCAGTGGCCAAGAGCCCGGACGTGATGAAGTGCTCCGGGAGCTCCATCCTGCTGGCCGTGCTGGACGCAGCCCGGATGGGGTTGGAGCCCACAGGGCAGTATGGCGGGGCGTACCTGATCCGCCGGGGCAGCGAGGCGGTGATGGAGGTTGACTGGCGCGGCTTCATCAGGCTGGGCACACGCTCCGGGGCGATCAAGCGGGCCACCTCCAGTCCGGTGTACGCCGGCGACATGTTTGAGTGGGAGGAGGGGACGAGCCCACGGCTGTTCCATCGGCCCACGCAGGGACCGGCGCGAGGCGATCAGGAGCGTGGCGAGCTGACGCACGTGTACGCCATCGCATGGCTGCCAGACGGCACGCCGCAGTTCAGGGTGATGACCCGTGACGAGGTCAACGCCATCATGGCCCGCACGAGCTCCAAGCAGAGCGGCAAGGTGGTGGGCCCGTGGGTCAGTGACTACATCGCCATGGCGCTCAAGACCGTGGTGCGGCAGCTGTTCAAGTTCATCCCGGCAGTCTACAACCCGGCGCTCCAGTACGCTCTGGAGCGGGAGGATGAGCTGGCACCCCTGACAACGGAGAGCACGGAGGACACAGCTCGCCGGCCGGAGTCAAGGCGGGACACAATCGTGGCGGCGCTCACCGGCGAGAGCAGCCCGGAGGAGCTCCCGGCTGAGCCCGGCACGATGGGTGCGGTGGAGGACGAGCCGGCGCCGGCGCCCGAGCTCCCGGCGGATGACCCCGAGCTGCCTGACATCCCGGAGGAGTCAGCACCCAAGCGGCGCCGGCCGGCGAGGGGCTGATGCCGAGCAAGCGGCTGAAGCTCACCGGGCTGGAGCTCCACGAGCTCCGCAAGCGGGTGTTCATGAGGGACCACTACCGCTGTGTGGGGCTCACGCTGGACGAGACTCACGTGTGTACTGATGCGTTTGGCCCGCTGGAGCCGGTGGGCGGCTGGGACTACATCAACGCACTGACGCTGGAGCACGTGTCCAAGTTCAGCGGCATGGGGATGCGGGCTGATGATCGTGAGGAGCAGTGCCTCACGCTCTGCATCGGGGCCAACGCTCTGACCGGCTGGGCGTCACGCTGGAAGCACGAGGAGCGGGCTCACCTCGCCAAGCTGTACCCTGAGCATTGGTCTGATGTACCAGAGGTGAGTGAGCCCTGATAGACGGCGGGTGTAACCTAGCGGGAGCCGGCGGACCCGTGTCAAGCCCGCCGGCTCCAATACACCACACGAGGATCATAACGTGTCCAGTCTAGCAGCTCATGATCCAACCCTCCTCACGGACAATCGCCGCACACGCCGCCACTGGCTGGCGCAGCTCAAGCGGGGAGCCTACAGCCCATTCCTGCGCCGGCGGGTGCTGCTGGGCGAGCTCGGGTGGAGGCTGCTCCGCGAGGGGTTGGAGCGGCCGTGGGAGCCGCAGAAGCAGGTGGCGCTCGCGGAGCGGTACGGGGTCACGCAAGGAGCGGTCAGCAAGGCGGCTCGCCGGCTGAAGCTGATGGGGCTCGCGTGGGTGGAGACCAAGCTGGGATGGAACGGCAGCACCAAGCTCAGGACCCGGCCGGGTGTCGTCAACGATCCACCTGACCCGGACGAGGGACCCGTGACAACGATTCCACCCCGTACCCTGATTCAGAAGCTTTCAAACGCCATGGGACTACCTTGGAACAGGACTGAGGAGGTTGAGCGTAGCGGTACCAACGTGTGGGGAATACTTGACGGCGGTGTGGCGTGAAGCCGACACGAGAGGCCAAGCGGCGCCGGCGGCTCCAGCGCCTCAAGGAGCACCCGCACCCGAGCTCGGGCCACTTCGACACCCCGCTGGACCCACGGGACATGTACGTCACGCCCGTGGGTGAGGCCATGTTGGCAGAGGAGGAGGAGCGGCGCAGGCTGGCCGGCGAGCCACCGCTGTGAGGACGCTCACGCTGTTCGTGCCGGGCGTGCCGCTCAACGCCAACGCACGCGGCGAGTGGAACATGATCAAGGACCGGGCGCACTACAAGCAGGCGTGGTGGATCGCCGGGCTGGAGGTCAGGAGGAGGTGGAAGCAGGCTGAACAGACGCAAGTGACCGCACGCCACATCGTCACGGTGCGGCGCCGGCGGGACCCCACTGGGCTCGCAGAGCGGCTCAAGGGCCCACTGGACGGGCTGGTGGCGGCGGGGCTGCTGCCGGACGATGACGAGGATCACATCACCATCGTGCTGGCCCGGAGCGTCAAGGGTGACGTGGCCGGGATTGAGATCACACTGGAGGCGACGTGAAGACAGACGACCACACAATGCTGATCGAGTGGGTGCCCGCCGGCGAGCTCCACAAGCACCCGGCCAACCCGAGACAGGGCAACCTGTCCGCCATCAAGGAGTCCATCGCCATCAACGGCTGGCACGGCGTGGTGGTCGCCCAGCGGAGCAGCGGGGCGATCCTCGCAGGCAACCACCGCACAGAGGGCGCTCTGCTGATCTTCGCAGAGGGCTGGAGCTCTGAGGATGGCGGCATCGTGGTCCAGCCCGGCGAGGTGCCCGGCATGGACGTGGACGTGGACGGCAACCTGCTGTTCCCAGTCCACTACCGGGACGTGGACGATGATCAGGCGCTGCGCATCCTGCTCATGGACAATCGCACCGGGGACCTTGCCACGTACGATGAGCCGCAGCTGCTCCAGCTCCTGCTCCAGATTGAGCAGGGCGGCGAGCTCCGGGACCTTGACGCGGACGAGGCCATGCTGGGCACGGGCTACACGCCGGCCGACACGGAGCAGCTCCGGATGGGGCTGGAGGTCAACCCGGTGGAGCCGTGGAACAACACGCCGGAGCACAACCTTGAGCGGTACTTGGCCACAGACCTGCGCCAGCTCACGGTGATCATGGAGTCTGCGGAGTTTGGCCCGGTGGTGGACGCACTGCTGCTGATCCAGCAGCGTGAGGAGCTTGAGACCAACAAGGACGTGTTCCTGTTCCTGCTGAAGCTTGACCCGGCCGGCGCGGAGCTGGACGCACGGATCGGGGAGGCGAGGGCCGCAGCCGAGGATACAGCTACGGCCAACGGAGATGCGCAGGAAGCCACGCCCGATGGGGAGGCTGTGTCCGAGGATGGGCAGCCGCCGGAGGACGCATAGCGTTGGCCGAGTTGCGCCGGCTCCCGTGGAGATGCACCAAGTGCGGGACCAACAAGGTGGAGTCCAGCACGATGCCGATGGACACGCTCCAGAGGACGCTGGACCCGACACAGATGATCGGCTACTGCCCGAAGTGCTCGCACAAGCGGATGTTCCGCCGGGAGAGCTCCGATTGAGCACCCGGTGGGACCGGCCGCACTGGGCGTGTCCAGACTGCGGGCAACCGTGCACGTGCTCAGGTACAATCCGGGGACTGCGGCACGCCGGCTGCGGGCTGGACGTGCCTGACGGCGTGTACACCTACACAGGAGGATGAGATGACCCTGACCCAACAGGCGATGCTCCCGCCGGAGCTCGCCAACCTGCTCACGGACGAGATGGGCATGCGCACCATCCGCCGGGAGCGGTGGAGCAAGGAGCAGACACGCGAGTGGATCGGTGATGGCCCACGGCTGGCTGCGGAGGAGGACATCACGGAGGTGCTGACGAGCTCCACGGTGATCGTGAGCCCGGACGGGACGCCGGAGGTGCTCTACATCAGGCTGAACCCGGACCTGTTTGCGGCGCTGCGCGGCGAGCTCGACAGGCACCGCAAGTGGGAGCCGCACATGCGGACGGCGGGCATGGCCACGGTGTCGCTGAAGTTTGGTGTGCGACCGCGCACGAGCTTCAGGACACAGAAGTGCGAGACGTACGCACTGGCCCGCGAGAATCCACGGCTGCACCAGCTCCTGCTCGACACGAGTGACGCGGTGCTCCCGTGGTACCAGTGGGCCAATGAGGACATCTTCAACCTGCACCGGGACAGCGTGAGCAAGGTGCACCCGGCGTGGCAGTGGAGCCCGGTGTTCACCTCCGGTGTGGCCAACCGGGACAGCCAGCTGCCGTACCACTACGATGCCGGCAACTTCAAGAGCGTGTGGAGCGGGATGCTGGGGCTCAAGGACCACATCAGCGGCGGCTACCTGAGCGTGCCCGAGTACGGTGTGGGGCTGGAGATTGCGGACGGCAGCCTGACCCTGTTCGATGGGCAGGGTGCTCTCCACGGGGTGACGCCCATGCGCCGCACCCGCACCACGGGACACCGCTACACAATGGTGTGGTACGGGATGAAGGGCATGTGGCAGTGTCTGGACCCGGCGGAGGAGGCACAGCGGGCCAACGTGCTGCGGACGGCTCGGGAGGTGCGGCGTGCCGGACGTTGACGTGCTGGACATGGAGCTGCGGCTGGGGCCGGTGGGGCGCTATGGCGGCAAGCTGGTGATCAACGGGGTGGACCTGAGCTCACACGTGCGAGGCGTGCGGCTGAAGTCTGACATCAACACGGCCACGGAGATCACCGTGTGCTTCACCCGTGTGCGCATCAACCCGGTGGCTGAGGTGGGGGACTCATCGCTGCTGGCGTGGGGGGAGGCGGGCGCACCGGACAGCTCTGATGGCTGAGCGCATCCGCAAGCCCAAGCCGCGTGTGGTGAGCCTCGCACCCCGAGCTCCACGGCGCGAGATGGCGCCCAGCGTGTTCGGGGACCTCACCGGCGCCAAGCTGTGGACGTGCCACAGCTGCGGCGGGACGTTTGACGCACAGCGCCCGTTTGAGCAGCGGCCGGCGCCGGCGGGTAGCCCGTTCAGCTCCGTGTTCGCACACCCGGCTTGTAGTTGATAACCCAGTGGACGGGAGTTGATAACCCAGTGGCCTACACAGGGGATAAGTGACCATCACGTTCAGGCAGCTCGTGAAGCAGGCCGTGGGCGACTGGCTCAAGGCCACGGAGGAGCCGAGCAAGCTCAACACGGATCAGCTGGCGAGGGCGCTCAAGGATCGGATGGAGGGCGCCGGCTATGCTGTCCACGACAAGGCACGATGTGTGCGACCAAGGGGCAACCCGGCCGAGCTCGGGCGACCCATGACAGACGAGGAGGCAACAGCAGTTGGCTACCAAGCAACCGAGACGACCACGCCACAAGGCAGCAGCGCCCGATACCGTGAGCGGAGGTACAAGCACCTCCCAGCCGGAGGAGACGCTGGACCTGCTGGCCCGGTTCAGCGCAGCGCAGGTGAGGACGGGCGACATGGACCCGGTGTATCCGATCCTGCGCCAGCTCAACGCCGCAGACGGCCACGGGCCGGGTGAGCCGGAGGCGCTGCGCCGCACGCTGATGTACGTGGCGCTGTACAACGTGGCGGCCAGTGAGTGCGTGCTGCTCAGCGAGGGCTGGCAGCCGTGGGAGACGACAGCACGGCAGCTCGCCGGCCGGGCCGGTGTGGAGCGGCGAGGGCTCCGCACGCCAGACTTCCTGATCAAGCACCTGACGTACATCGCGGAGCAGCACCACGCCCACGGCAAGGCGGGGCTGCGGGGTTGGCTCCAGTGGGACTGGAATGAGTGGCTGAGCCCACAGGACCGCTGGAACAAGGTGAGCGCCACAGCGATGGACGTGCCGTTCAATGGGCGCTGGGCAGCCTACAAGCTGTGCGACGTGCTGGTGGAGGTCAACGGCTGGGAGATGGAGGCGCCAGACGCCGGCCACCGCTGGAGCTCGGGACCACGCGAGGGGCTTGAGACGCTCGCGGAGCAGGGCGTGTTCAGCGACCTGCCGCCGCACGCTGATCAGAGCAACGAGGCGATTGGGCGGCTGGACGCCGCCACGGCCCACGTCCAGCGCGAGCTCTGGGCGCGAGGCGTGCCGCTGAAGATCAGCGAGGTGGAGACTGTCCTGTGTAACTGGAAAGCACTGAGCCGGGGCAGGTACTACACAGGGCACGACATTGACGAGCTGCTGGGCGCGGTGAACACGCTGCCGCAGTCTGGACCGTACGCACCCGTGCGGAGCTCGCTGCTGGCGGCTCGCCGGGCCAGCTTCCACCCTGACCTGCTGGGCGAGCTGAGCGGCGCGTGGATTGGCGTACGCAAGGAGATGATGCCGGTGTTCGCCGCCACAGGCCAGCTCGTCAACGAGGAGGTGGGCGCGTGACCGTTGACCTCCGGGCCAACCCGGCGCTGTCCGCTGAGCCGCCGGGTGATCGCTGGGACCTCGTGGTCATCGGTGGCGGCTATTGGGGCTCTGCGTTGGCGGCGTTGGCCAGAGAGGGGACAGGCTGGAGCGTGCTTGTGGTGGACGACCACGATGAGGAGGGCGCCAGCCGCAACTCCGCCGGCTACGTGCGGTGGGAGTGGCTGGAGGGCCGGCTGGCAACGATCATCCCGGAGTGGTGGGAGGACAGCCACACCGCAGCCGGTGCCGCGCACCTAGGCAACGTGGGAGCTCGGCATGAGACCGAGCAGGTGAAGCGGTGGAACAGCGATGCGTGGGACGAGCGGCCAGGGTTGCTGGTCGCAGACCCGTGGCTGGTGCTTGAGCCGAGCTTCACCAGCCGTGTGAGGCTGATCAACCGCACGCCGGCCGGCTGGCAGCTCCTCACCTCACAGCACATGATCATCAAGGCGCACCGTGTGGCCATCTGCGCCGGCGCGTGGACAGACGCGCTGCTCCAAGCGTGTGGGTTTGACGAGCTCGGGGTGGAGCCGCTGATTGGCTCCGCGATCCTCGCGCAAGGGCAGCTGGCGGACGAGGTGGTCACGTATGTGACACGCCCGTACCATCACGTCACTGCGCGGCGCTGGGACGCCGGGCTGATCCGGGTGGGCGAGACGGTCAGCAAGCAGTGGCCCGATCCCAAGCTGGGCGCACTGGTCAACGACACAGCAAAGCTGTTCCCCGGTCTGCGGGGATTCCAGCCCATCACGGGACGCCGGCCAATGCTGCCCGAGCTGGTGGTCAAGGAGCTCGGGGATGGGCTCGTGGTCGCCACCGGGGGGCATAGGATTGGGCTTGCGCTCGCCGGAGGCGTGGCGATGAGAGCACTGGAGGTGATCAGATGAACATCGGTGATTGGGTCCAACGACACACGGTCAACGAGCATGGCAAGCTGATGCCGGAGGCCACCGGCAAGATTCACCACGTGGACAGCCGTGTGGAGAACAGGGCCGTGACGCGCTGTGGGATTGAGCTGGAGCGCAACACCCCGGAGGGCCGGCTGGTGCGGGCCATTGAGCCGCTGCCCGATGAGGACGTGTGCGACAACTGCCGCAAGGGCGTCACGGCGGAGCCGGCCACCACGGCCACCGTGGACGAGGAGGCGGCAGCCGACACACAGCCGCCGGAGGGCCAGCACTTCACGGAGTCCAGCACGGCTGCGACGGCTCCTGACCCGGCGCAGGACGAGGGCGCCACCCCATGAGGATGGTGTACCTCATTGGTGAGCCCGGCATTGGCAAGACCACGCTGATGCGGGAGCTCACCGGCCGGCTGGGGCCGGCGGTGGAGATGACCAAGCCACTTGCTCACAGGCTGGGCGCCGGCTGGCTGGAGCTCGGGAGACAGCGGGGCACGTTCAGTGGCACGGACGGGCTCAGCATGAGCGTCCAGCCGCTGGCGGTCGCATGGCTCCGCACGCTCCCAAGCAGGCTCGTGCTGGGCGAGGGGGACCGGCTGGGCAACGCCTCATTCATGGAGATGGTGGGTGTGTATGCTGACGTACGTTTGGCAGCACTGACAGCACCTCCAGAGGTGGGCGAGGAGCGGCGGCGCAACCGGCCACAGCAGTTCACGTTCAACCCCACGTGGGTCAAGGGGCGCATCAGCAAGGTGGAGCGCCAGCTTGAGCGGGCAGACCTTGTGCTGGACGCTCGCCGGCCGGTGCGGGAGCTCGCGGACGAGCTCATGCTGCTGGTGGAGGGGTGACCATGGCGACACACGCTGTACCCTCATGGATTGCCCGCAGCACCGCAGTGGCCTGCGAGCGGTGCGGCTTCACGCACTACCGGGAGCTGCGCGACGATGGGCGCTCGGGGCCACTCCAGCTCGGGCAGCTCCACTGGTGCTACGTGGACGGCCAGCGCATCCGGCTCTGTCTGGGCTGTGCGATGGAGGCACGGCAGACCGGCTCCAAGGTGGAGGTGCGATGAGCCGGGACGAGCGCAGGCGATCCATCCGCCAGAGGGCGATGGAGCTGTTTGACAAGGACCCCAAGCAGCTCACGGTGCCCGCCACCGTGGAGCAGAGGGCTGCGGTGGACTGCTGGTGCGGAGCTCCGGCCGGGATGGCGTGCGTGGACGCTCGGGGCAACCCGGCGCCGGCGCAGCACCACACCCGTGGGATGGACCCCAAGGTGGTCAGAGCTCTGGCGGAGTCCGCCGGGCTGCCATGGCCCGAGCGGCACTGAGGAGAGCACGATATTGCTTGATCTGCTGCCTTGCTGCGCCTCACGGGGAGCACAGGGTGATCAACGGCTATCTTCCCCACACGTACGATCCGGGCGACCGGAGGATGGAGGATCGTGGACGCAGAGCAAGGCGGCGGGACGCGCTGCGAGCAGTGCCGTGGGCCCGCTTCAGTCCGGTTGTACTGGGTGATACCGGGGACGGCGGAGGATGAGCCCGCGCTGGCTGAGGCCGAGCTCTGCGACCCGTGTGCGGCATATGCGAGTGAGCCATGGACCAAGCTGAGCTCCTGATGCACGTGGTGGCGTTCTGCGCCGGCGTGGTGCTGGGCGGGCTGTTGACGCTCTGGCTGACGGACCGGCGATGAGACGCCACAAGACGCAGCTGCTAGTCTGCCATGAGCGGATCGGCAGTGCGGGACCACGGTTTGAGCGCAACGGCTGGTGCGACCTGACTGCTGACGTCTGGTGCTTCACGCACGACATGTTCGTGTGCTCCATCCACGTCCAGAGCCATCACCGGGGCTGCGACACCGAGCCACGGAGGGTTGGCGAGTGAGCGGTGAGCGTGGATCGGCGCGCATGCTGGGCTGCGTGATCATCGGCTCCATCGTGTTCTGGATCGTGCTCGCAGCGTACCTGTGGCAGCAGGTGTCGGAGTGAGTGTGTACGTGGACCACGCCCGCAACCGCTACCGGGGCATGCTCATGAGCCACCTTGTGGCCGACACGGACGAGGAGCTGGAGCGGTTCGCACACGAGCTTGGGCTGCGGCCGGAGTGGGCCCAGCACCAGCACTATGACATCAGCGAGGGCATGCGCTACAAGGCCATCCGGCACGGAGCTCGGGCGGTGACCACCCGGCAGATCATCCGTGTCCTCAGAGCCCGCCGGGCGTGAGGTACTGCCTGTGGTGCGGCCGGCGGGCTCGCTGGTGGCAGCGACCGATGTGGCGCCTAGGCCACTGGTGGCACCGATCTTGCTGGACCAGCTACAACATGGGAGACTACCAATGACACAGGGGACGAGAGTGCTGGAGCACCTCAACCGGCTCTGCGCCGGGCATGAGGGCCAGCTCATCCAGCGCATCCGGCTCCACCCGCTGGACCGGGACGCACTGCGGTCAGAGCTCCGCGAGCTGGGCGTCAGGGACCCCATCACTGGGCTGCCCCGTGTCCGCATCCCGGACGAGCTCCACCCGTTCAGCAGCATGTACGGGGTGCCGATGATTGGGGACGAGACGCTGCTGGACGGGCCGGTGATTGACTGGATGCCGCTGCCGCACCTCCACGCGGAGCTCCGGCTGCGCTGATGGCACGCGGACGGGACCGGAGGCTGTACCGGACCACCGGGGCGACCTGCGCACTGTGCGGACGGCACGCAGGCAACGCAGAGGACGTGCCCGTGTACCGCTACCGGCTCCAGCGCACAGCGTACGGTGGAGGGCGCCGGCGGAGCCTGTCGCTGGGCACGCTAGGGCTCTGCGATCCGTGCCTGTACCGGGCGGCAGAGCCGGTGCGCGACTACAGCCGCAGGCTGCCCGGCTATCACCGCCATCCACGGCTGGACGGCTCGGGGGACGAGTGGCATGCGCACGCCGGCTACCTGCCGATGCACCGTCATGACAGGCTCGGGGCAGACGAGGGCGGTGAGCCGGAGTCTGTGCTGCTTGTCCGGAGCCGGCCGGAGGCGTAGGCTGCTGCACCATGGGAGCTGAGGGACCGATCTGGGAGCGGCAGCCGGGTGAGACGGGCCGTGCATACAGCGCGTTCAGGCTGTACCGTGATGCTGGGCCGCAGCTCCGGACAGCTGAACTGGTACGCAAGGAGCTGGGCTTCACTTCGGCTCGGCAGTGTGAGGAATGGAGCTCACGGTGGAGTTGGCCTGACCGAGCTCGGGCGTACGATGCATGGGCTGACACCATCAGACGTGATGAGCGTGAGCGTGGATTCCGTGAGGAGGAGCGGCTGAAGTTTCAGCGCAGGCGGGAGCTCGTGGACAAGGAGCTCGCCATTGCTGACAAGGCGCTGGAGCGTGTTCAGCAGGGGCTCGCTGGTCCGATGTTCCGGCAGCACACGGAGGAGGATGGCCGCATCACCATCATTGAGCCCACCAAGTGGACGTTCAGGGACCTTGCCGCAGTGTTCGTGCTGGCTGATCGCCGGGCGAGGCTGGCGCTGGACATGTTTGGTGACGCAGCCCGAGCTCCCACGCCAGAGCCGGAGGGCGCTGGGACCAGCGACGTGGACCGCTACATTGAGGGCATGCTCAAGGACGCACTGGAGGAGGCGGCCACCGCCACCGAGCCACTGCCATGAAGTGCTCTAGCTGCGGGCAGGTGTTCGCCAAGCACTGCGACCTCCACGTGCTGCCGTGCTGCCCCGTGTACCCACGTCACAACAATCCGAGGCTCAACCGGGCGGATGTGGCCGATCCGCCGGCGAGGGTCAACCCCGAGACACCAGCTAGCGCCAACGGAGCTGCGCAGGAAGCCTGACGGACCGGCTAGGCTGTGTCCGAGGGTGGCACGCAAATCTGCGTTGCAATATGGCCATCCTATTGCGTCCGGCGTTGAGCTGCTCGCGGAGGAGCTCCCGGCCGGCTAGGCTGCGCTGGGGCGCCGGTCCGGCAGTGATGTCGGAGGGCAGCCCGGCGCTCCATCAACCCGAGCTCCACCAACAGTGAGGAGGACCCCGTGGGCGACAAGGACAAGGACACCACCAGCGGCATCGGCTCTGAGGAGGTGGCGGACAGCTCGCCGGGAGCGCACACCCCACCGGCGCCGGCCGTGGACGCCACCGGCGAGGCTCCGGACAAGGAGCTGGAGGCGGAGTATGCGGAGGCTGAGGCTGACGCCAAGGAGCCCAACGCCACCAGTGAGGACGAGGGGGCAGCTCCAGCCTGACCCGAGCGGGATGACAGGAGCACCCCATGCCCTACAGCCGTGTGGACGAGCTCCCACCTGCGGTGCGCAACCGCTATCCAGCTGCGTGCCTGCGGGTGTTCCTGTCTGCCTTCAACAGCGCAGCCAAGGACCCTGCCAACACTGAGGCTGCTGCCTTCAAGATCGCACACGCTGCGGCCACCAAGTGCGCCAGTTGACGAGGTGGTGGAGCTCGTGTACACGTGGGGTGCGATTGTGACGTTCATCGTGCTGGCGCTGATCATCTCTGAGATCACGGACCCAAGGCGCCGGCGGTGATCGGGCTGGACAAGCTGTCGCCACGACAGGCAACGGCCATCGCCGGCGAGCTCGCTGCGCTCAACGTGTGGGAGGGCTCGGTGCGCTCGGGCAAGACAGTCGCCAGCTACCTTGCATGGCCGCGCTGGCTGATCAACAGCGCACCTCGCCACGGGGACCTAGCTGTCATTGGCAAGACGCAGCCGACCATCATCCGCAACGTGCTGAACCCCATGGCGGAGGTGTACGGGCGCAAGCACATCGTGATCAACCGGGGCATTGGCGAGGTCATCATCATGGGCCGGCGCCACTACATCATCGGCGCCAACGATGAGCGCAGTGAGGGCAAGATCAGAGGGCTGACGCTCGCCGGCTGGCTGGGGGACGAGCTCACGCTGTGGCCGGAGTCATTCTGGAACATCCTGAACACGCGCACCTCGCTGGCCGGCGCTGTGGGGCTCGGCACCACCAACCCGGACAGCCCACTCCACTGGCTGGCGCGGGACTGGCTGGGCCGTGAGGATCGGGACCTGCGGCGTGAGAGCTTCAAGCTGCGTGACAACGTGTTCTTGGACAAGGCGTTTGTGGAGCGGCTGGAGCGGGAGTACACAGGGCTGTTCCGCCGGCGCTATGTGGACGGGGAGTGGGTGGTGGCCGAGGGCAGCGTGTACGGCATGCTGGACCTCACCGCACGGGCCGGCGTGGCAGAGCTCCCGGAGCTGGTGCAACATTGGGTGTGCGCAGACTACGGGACCACCAACCCCACTGTGTTCCTGCTGCTGTCGCTGGGCGCGGATGGCCGGCTGTACGTGCACCACGAGTGGCGCCACGACAGCTCGCGGACGGGCACCCAGATGACTGACGCGGAGTACAGTGCAGCTCTCAAGGCATGGCTGATCAAGGTGGGCGAGGAGCTCCGGGGCGAGCCACTGGAGCCACGCCGGCTGTACATTGACCCGAGCGCGGCCAGCTTCAGCGTGCAGCTGTACCGGGACGGCGTGAGGGGTGTCGTGCCGGCCAACAATGAGGTGCTAGACGGGATCAGGGAGGTGAGTATGCTTGTGGCTGCGGATCGGCTGCGCTTCCACCTCCCATCGCTGCTGGAGCTCCCGGCGGAGATGGAGGGGCTCAGCTGGGACCCCAAGGCCAGCAAGCGTGGAGAGGACAGGCCCATCAAGGTGAATGACCACGGCCCAGACGCACTGCGCTACGGCGTGCGGGGCACACGCAACATCTGGCGACCATGGATGAGCACCCCGCTGCCAGAGGCGGAGGAGACGGGGGCATGGGAGTGACTGATGCCGCTACCTGAAGCCGGGGACATCAAGTGGCCGCCAGTCGCGTGGCAGGAGCAGGCACGCTGGTGGATGGAGTGGGATGCGTGGTACGCAGGTGATCCAAGCCGGCTCCAGAGCGTGTACGGGCAGATGGAGTACCAGCCCGGCACACAGACCCGGCGAGGATCGTGGTGGAGGCGCTGGTGGAACAAGACCAACATCACCACCGGCCGTGAGAGCTACAACACACGGGCCCAGCTCCACGTCCCACTGCCGGGCGACATTGCGCAGACGAGCGCGGCGCTGCTGTTCGGGGAGCATCCTCGCGTCACCATCCCGGAGGCGCATCTGATCAAGGCCGATCAGGCTGCCAAGGATGCTGAGGACTATCTGCACCGCATGATGGTGGACGGGGACGTGTTCAGCCGGCTGCTGGAGGGAGCCGAGACGGCTGCGGCCATGGGCGGCGCGATCCTCAAGCCAAGCTGGGACCTTGACGTCAGCCCGGTGCCGCTCATGTCCATCATTCAGGCCGACATGGCGCTGCCCAGCTTCAGGTACGGTGAGCTCAGCTCCTGTACGCTGTGGCGCGAGGTGGCCCGCAGCTCCACACGCGAGGTGATCCGCCACCTTGAGGTCCATGAGACCGGCAGTGATGGCCGGGGCGTGATCCTCCACGGGCTGTACCGGGGCACAAGCTCGCTGCTGGGCCGCAAGATGGAGCTCACGGACCACCCGGACACGCAGGGGCTGACTGACGCGGTGCTGCTGCCGTTTGAGGGGCTGGGCGTGGAGTACGTGCCCAACATGCGGCCCAATCGCCGGCGGCGGGGCAGCTCCGTGGGGCAGAGTGACTACGCCGGAGCAGAGGGCATCTTTGACGCACTGGACGAGACGTATGCAAGCTGGATGAGGGACGTGCGGCTGGCCAAGGGCCGGCTCATGGTCCCACAGGAGTATCTGGACCGGCTGGGCAGCTTTGACGCTGATCAGGAGGTGTTCGTGCCGCTGGACGTTGACCCGGCCGCACGAGCGGGCGCCGGCGGAGGCATCACGGCTCAGCAGTTTGGCATCCGCACAGCGGACCATGAGAACACGATTCTGCACCTCATTGAGCGGGCGGTGAGCTCCGCCGGCTACAGCCCACAGACATTCGGGCTCCACATTGAGGGCCGGGCCGAGAGTGGGACCGCACTCAAGATCAGGGAGCAGAAGACACTGACCACACAGCAGCGCAAGGCGCAGTGGTGGGGCGTGGCCGTGGAGTCTGCGCTGTTCAAGATGCTGGCCGTGGCACAGGCCACGCTCGGGGAGTCCATCGTGGCGCTGCGGCCACAGGTGGAGATGGCGGACAGCCTGCCCGAGAATCCCATGGAGCTCGCCCAGACCGTGAGCCTGTTGGATCAGGCCCGAGCGGTGAGCGTGGAGACCAAGGTGCGCATGGTCCACCCGGACTGGGACGAGGAGCAGATTGGGCCAGAGGTCAAGCGTGTGCTGGCCGAGCAGGGGCTGGTGGTGCCAGACGTGGAGGACATTGGACTGCCGCCACTGACGCCGGCGCTGACCGGGCAGATTGGCGAGCTGTACAGGGCCGGCTTCACCGCAGACAGCATCGTGGCCGCACTGTCCAGCGGCGACATGACCAAGCTGGAGCAGCGCGAGGGTGTCCAGCCGGTGACGCTCAGCTCCGTGGAGGAGGAGCCGCCGGCCGGCGAGGAGCTCCCACCACCGGCGGTGATCGGTGCCGGCACCTTCACGGGCTGATCAGGAGGCAGCCGAGCGCCTCATCTGGATGTATCAGGAGGCTGAAGCGGACCTCACGGACGCTGTGGACCGCAGGCTGGCTGAGGGCATCACGCAAGCCGGCTGGACCGAGCGCAAGCTGCTGGAGACACAGGTGGTCCATCGGGAGCTGGCGGGCAAGGTGGACCAGCTCGCCAGCGGCTCGTGGGACGAGGTGGAGCGCGTCATCAACGATGCGTACCGGGCCGCAGAGGCTGAAGTCAACCTGAAGTTTGACACACAGCTCGTGGCGCCTAGGGCCAAGACCAGAGCCGTGCTGGCGCTGGAGAAGTCACTGCGCTCCGGGCTCCAAGGCACACACTTTGCGATCCTGCGGCAGCATGAGGACCTGTACCGGCAGATCGTGGCCGAGGCATCACGGGCGTCAGCAGCCGGGCTGGCCACACGGGATCAGGTACGCCGGCGGATGATCGGCCAGTTCACAGCGCACGGCGTGACCGGCTTTGTGGACAAGCGGGGACGCACATGGAGCCTCAAGAGCTACACAGAGATGGCCAGCAGGACGGCTGCGGCTCAGGCCCATCTGGAGGGCACCGTTGACCGGCTCATCACGGTGGGCATCACGCATGGCAAGATCAGCACCAGCCCGGCCGGCTGCGACCTGTGCCAGCCGTGGGAGGGCAAGGTGGTCCAGATCAGCGGACCACGGCAGGCGTGGAGCGGGCCCACACTGGACGATGCCCGCGCTGCCGGGCTGTTCCACCCACGCTGTACGCACACGGTGGGCGCCTTTGTGGGAGGGCTGGGCAAGTACGGCAAGTACGGCAAGGGCGGTCTGGCCAAGCCGACCACGCCCAAGCCAACCCCGAGCTCTGTGGGCACGCCGGAGTGGCAACTGGGTCCGGCTGATGCCATCAGGTATCGGCCCAGTGAGGGCAGCAAGCTGGCCGGCTGGTGGGACCGATCACAGGCGGTCCACAACGCCATGGGAGCTCGCGGCTACATCACACGCTGGCGAGGCTCCCTGAACCGCAACAGCCGTTACAGCACGCACTGGCAGGAGGCGTTCCGCAACATCAGCTGGGACCCACGCATGAGCCGCACCGGGATGGACGAGTGGAACACGATTCACGAGCTGTTCCACGCCACCTCCGCACAGGGCGGCGGCTACGGTCGCAGCATCAACGTGGGCTGGGAGGAGGGCGTGGCTGACAAGCTCACGGAGATCAACCTGCGGAACATCGCCGGGGACCTTGGGTGGGCTGAGAGCCGGGTCAAGGCGGCGGAGCAGTTTGCGCTGCACGGCAACTACAGGCAGTACAGGGAGGGCTGGGACGTGCTCTACCGCCACGCCAAGGATGCTGTCCGCACCCTCACTGAGCAGCAGTTCTACGATGACATGCTGCGCACCACGATCCTCCAGCGACCCATCGTGCTCAAGAACAAGTACGGGATCAAGAGTGACGTGCTCGACAGTGTGGACAAGCGGTACTTCAGAGACGTGCGTGGCAAGAACATCGTGAGGTGACGGATGGCAATGGTGGAGGCGGAGCGGATCGCAAGGCAGCTCGGGACCGCCAGCACGGCGGCAGAGCTGGAGGAGCTGTCTGACGCGGCAGCCTCATGGCTGGAGGGGCAGGACCTTGAGACGCCGGCGGCGAGGTTGGTGCTTGATGCGCTCCACACTGCTGCTCACCGCGCTGACGAGCTCCGGGCGGCACCGTGAGCCGGATCGGCGGGCTAGGGTCAGCAGCGGATGTCCAGCTAGGGCCAACGGAGACGCAATCCTAGGTGCCTCCAGCCCAGATGCTGTATCATTCCATCCCCAATCCGGCGCTGCGCATCCTATTGCCTCCGGGACCGTGGGCTGATAGACGGGTCACGCTGACCACGCCTAGACTGCCGGCTCATGACCATCTTCAACATCCTCATCGGGCTGCTGTGGACACTCCTGCCGTTTGAGACGGGCGGAGCTCCCGCAGCCGGGGACGCCAGCGGCGGGACCCCACCCGAGCCCAAGCCGGGCGATGCTCCTGCGTCTGGGACGCCGGCGGCTGACTCCGGCTCCAAGGCCGATCCGCCGGCTGGCAGCGACGACAGCGGAGAGCCCACGGCTGACAACGCGGCGCAGCGGGCATCACGCGAGGCTGCCGGCTACCGCACCAAGCTGCGGGAGGAGCAGGCCAAGAACACGGCGCTGATGGCTGCGCTGCGGCCGGCTCTGGAGACACTGGGCATCAAGGTGGAGGGTGGAGGCACACCCGATCCGGCCGAGCTCACCAAGCAGGTGGACTCGTGGCGGAGCAAGTACATGGCGGAGCGTGTCGCCAATGCGATCCACCGTCAGGCGGCCACAGCGGGCGCCCGGCCGGACGCACTCACACGCTACCTGCGCGGCGGGTCAGAGCTCAGCGAGCTGGACCCGGAGGCGGACAACTTTGAGCAGGAGCTCCAGTCAGTGGTCCAGAGGGCGCTGACCGATGAGCCGAGCCTGAAGGTGGCGGCTGCGCCTCCACCCCGATCAGGCGCGGAGTTCAACGGCGCTGGCACCGGCAAGACCATTGACGAGCAGATCGCTGAAGCTGAGAAGTCTGGTGACTACCGCACCAGCATCCGGCTCAAGGAGGCGCGGCAGGCGCAGCTCGGCAGTGGTGGCGGCGGGGCAGCCCACTAGCTGACGAGGAGACAACATGGCCGGCATTGTCGGGCTGGCGACCACGTTCAACACGCCCAACTACGTGGGCGAGCTGTTCGGGATCACCCCTGAAGACACCCCGTTCCTGAGCGCCATCGGTGGACTCACCGGCGGCGAGCAGACGACAGACACACGGTTCGCAGCCGGGTCAACCTATGACCTCCGTGCGGCGGGCCAGAACACCCGCGTGGAGGGCGCTGATGCGCCGGCTGGCGAGGCGCGTGTGCGCACCGGCGGCTTCAACGTGGTTGAGATTCATCAGGAGGCTGTTGAGGTCAGCTTCACCCGGCAGGCTGTGCGCGGTCGCACGTCACCGCAGGGTGGTGTCCAGATCGCTGGGGCCAACGTGGTCACGGACGAGATGGGCTGGCAGCTTGAGGTCATGCTCAAGCAGATTGCCCGCGACATCGAGTACAGCTTCATCCGGGGCACGTTCGCAGACCCGGCGAACAACGCCACACCCCGCAAGACACGCGGGCTGCTGGAGGCCATCGTCACCAACGTCACAGCCAACGCACCGGCGGCGGCTCTGACGGCGGCCATGGTGCTCGACACCATGCAGGCGGCGTGGACCAACGGCGGATTCCGGGAGCAGGTCACGGCCACGCTGATGACCGGCGCCAAGCAGAAGCGCAACCTCACCAAGCTGTTCATCACTGACGCCAACTACCGCACGGCAGACCGCAACGTGGCGGGCGTCAGCCTCCAGACCATCGAGACTGACTTTGGTGTGGTGAACGTGATGCTCAACCGGCACATGCCGGACGACAGCTTGCTGTTCGTGAGCTTGGAGCAGTGCGCTCCCGTGTTCCTGCTCATCCCGGAGGACCCCATGAACGGGATTCCGGGTGGCTTCCTGTTCACCAGCCCGCTGCACAACACGGGTGCGGCATTCCGCAAGCAAATCTACGGTGAGGTGGGGCTGGCCTACGGCAACGAGCGCAGCCACGCCAAGATCACAGGGCTCCTGTAGGGGGAGCTCGCCACTGGGGGGACGCGAGGAGACACGATGGACAAGCAGGAGCTCAAGGACGAGCTGGAGGCTCAGGACGTGGACCCGGAGGATGCCACAGCCGATCCGGACGCCATCCATGTGGATGACGCTCAGGGTGGTGAGGACGCTCCGGGACCCACGACCATGGGCGGGGACGAGGGCGAGGCGCTGGAGACCAGTCAGCAGCGGGAGCTCGGGGACCGGGAGCCGGCTGATGATGGCGACGACAGCGACGATGATGACGAGGAGCTGGACGCCGCCGGCGAGCCCATCCTGCGAGGGGATGCGCTGGAGGCCAAGGGCAAGGAGCTCGGCATCAGCGGCTGGTCCAGCCTGAGCGCGGACGAGAAGCGGGCAGCCGTGGCTGAGGCCGAGGGCTGACCTGTGGCTCTGGCCACCTACGCCACCGCAGAGGAGCTCGGGACGTACGTGGGGACCCGGTACACAGTGCCGGACTCCACGGCCGAGCTCCTGCTGCGGGACGCATCCCGGCTGATGGATCACGTGACCCTTCAGCGGGCCACTCACGTGTGGACCGATCCGCCACCCGATCCGGTCACAGCGGAGATGAGTGCTCTGTCTGAGGCGGCGTGTGCTCAGGTGGAGTACTGGCTGGAGCTCGGGGTGGAGCAGGGCGTGGCGTGGCAGGAGGAGGGCGTGACGCTGGGGGCACTCCAGCTCCCGGCACCCAACAGGCTGGCGCCCAAGGCGCGTGATGCGCTGAACAGTGTGACGCTGCTGTACCGGGGCGTGGCCACCGCGGGCTGGGAGTAGCACATGCCACGTGTGCCGGGTTACGCACTCCGGGACCGGGTCACGCTGACAGAGTACACCGGCAGCGGCAGCCACGGCGACACGTATGGCGATCCTCGCGTGGTCAAGGCACACATCGAGCCACGCCGCCGGATGATCAACAACGAGGGTGGCGGGACCATCCTTGCGGACGCCACAGCATGGGTGGGCGGCGGGGAGCCACCAGTGCCGATCAGCAGCCGGGTGGAGTGGCCGGCGGGCAGCGGGGCGTGGTACATCGTGCGTGCCGCCGGCGCTGTCCCGGACGAGGTGCGCCCAGCGTACCGTGAGCTGATCATCGAGGCAGAGTGAGATGCCTCACGGACTGACCATGTGGCGCGGTGGCCAGCAGAAGCAGGCCACGGAGGCGGCCAGCCGGCGGGCGCTCCAGCTCGGGGCTGAGCACATCCTCACTGAAGCCAACGACAGGGTGCCACACGAGTACGGGGACCTGATGCGCTCGGGCGACGTGGACACCGGCGAGGACATCAGCGGTGAGCTCGCGGCCAGCATCAGCTATGACACCCCGTACGCTGTGATGCAGCACGAGAATCTGGACTTGGAACACAAGAACGGGCGTGAGGCCAAGTGGCTGGAGCGCACCATGAACGATGAGATGGACGAGGTGCAGGCGTTCATGGCTCGTGAGCTCAAGGAGGCGCACTGATGGGCCTTGCCACGCTGTCCACAGAGATGGCGCAGTACCTTGAGAGCAAGGGTGTGGGCAACTATGAGGCAGCCGGCACGGGAGCTCCCGGCGAGCCGGTCAACCTGTTCGTGGAGTGGATGCCGGACAAGCCGGACGTGGCGCTCGGGCTGTACACCAGCTCGGGCGGTGAGAGCTCCGCCGGCGAGGGTGAGGACCAGCCGCAGCTCATGGTCCGCATCCGGGGCACGCGGGACGCACGCACTGCGCTGGCCAAGGCGGAGGCAGCCTACAACGCACTCCATGCGATGGGAGACACGCTGCTCGCCGGCGGCACGCAGCTCATCTACTGTCTCGGCATCCAGTCCGGCTTCAACCGGCTGGGGGTGGACGAGGCGGGCCGGCACCTGTACACGTGTAACTTCAGGACCATGATCCTCAACCCCACCACCAATCGCACACCGGAGGAGTAGGATGCCAGCAGCCGCAGCACGCAAGTTCCTTGCACGGGACCTGCTCATTGAGATCAACACCGGGAGTGTGGCCAGCCCAGCGTGGACGGAGATTGGCGGGCTCACCAGCCTGACGCATGCTCCGGCCACAGAGCGGGCCGATGCCTCCGGCTTTGACAGCCAAGGCCGAGCGGAGCACATGGTCACCCAGCGGGGCGACACGTGGACGCTGGAGGGCCATTCCAAGATTGACCCGGCAGACGGGGCACAGGACGAGGGGCAGGCAGCGGTGGAGGCGTCCAGCACGGCCGTCGGCATTGCTGCTGAGGAGCACTACCGCTTCACAGTGCCGGGCACCGGATCGCCTGTGCGCGAGTTCACCGCCACAGCGGAGGTCACGCTGCCCGGAGGCGGCACCAACGACCTCGCGGCATGGGGCGCTGTGCTTGAGGTCACGGGCGCCGTTACCAGCGCATGACCGGGCGCCGGCTGGACTTTGACAGCTTCAGGCGGGAGCGGACGGGTGAGCCCGTCACGCTCACGCTGGGCGGTGTGGAGTACATCCTGCCACCCACGCTCCCGGCGGCCACGGCTCTGGACATCATTGCGCTGTACCGGGACGCAGAGCCGTGCGCCAAGCACGCTCCCACGATGGACCCGGTGTGTACAGAGTGCAAGAATCCGGACGCCACCCCTGATCAACTGTTCACGCTCGCTGAGCCGCTGTTTGGCAAGGGTGGGCTCCGCAAGCTGGCGATGGAGCACGGGCTCAGCATTGACGAGCTCGGGGACCTGATCATCAACGTGTTCAGGCTGTACAACGAGGATGCATCCCCAAACCGGGCAGCCCGGAGGAGCCGGGCGAGACAGAGCCGGGCACACACTTCGGGCTGATTGAGGACTGGGCCACCGTGGAGGCTGACTTTCAGCGTGAGTACCACATGAACCTGACGCGGGAGCTCGCGGAGCTCTCATGGCGCAGGCTCGTGGTGCTGGTGCGCGGGCTTGGGCCGCAGAGCGCCACCGCTGTGAAGATGCAGGTGCGCAAGTACGGTGCCAACGGAGCTGCGCATAGAGGCGGCACCGCCGGTGCGCCTGTGGTCCGGGGCAAGGCCGCAGCCGCACGTGAGCTAGCACGCATCTTTGGGGACCGTAGGCCAGCCGGCGGCGGAGAGTCTCACTGATGGCCGTCAAGGTTGGCGAGCTCTATGGTGAGCTGAAGCTCGACAAGAGCCACTATGACAAGGGGCTCGACAAGGCCGAGCAGGACAGCAAGACGTGGGGCCAGCGGATCGGCGGCATCCTTGGTGGAGCAGGCAAGGCGGCGCTGCTGTGGGGAGGCGCTGCCGCCGGCGCCGGGGCTGCCGGGGCGTTCATGCTGGCCAACGTGGCCGGGGACCTGAACGAGACGATCAGCAAGACCAAGGTGGTGTTCGGGGACAACGCGGATGCCGTGCTGGCTTGGGGCAAGGACGCCGCCAAGGGCATGGGCATGTCCACCAATCAGGCGCTGACAGCTCGCGCCACGCTGGGCAACCTGTTCGTGGCCATGGGGACCGGCAAAAAGGCCACAGCCGACATGTCCGGCGGGCTGGTGGAGCTCGGGGCAGACCTCGCCAGCTTCAACAACATGGACCCCACGGAGGTGATGGAGAAGCTCCGCGCAGGGCTGGTGGGCGAGACAGAGCCACTGCGGTCGCTGGGCGTCAACCTCACGGCGGCCAGTGTGGAAGCCAAGGCCATGGAGATGGGGCTGGGCACGCTTGGCGAGGAGCTCACGCCGGCGGCCAAGGCGCAGGCTGCGTACGCTCTCATCATGGAGCAGACCACCACGGCGCAGGGTGACTTTGCACGCACCAGCGACGGGCTCGCCAATCAGCAGCGCATCACCACAGCGACGTTCCAAGACAGCCTAGCCACGATTGGTCAGGCGTTTGTGCCCATCTTTGAGAAGATCATGCCGATGGTCACGGAGGTGCTGACCAACTTCGGGGATTGGGTCACGGACCACATGCCCGAGATTGAGGCCGTGATCACCACGGTCACGGACATCATCGGGCAGGCGTTCACGTTCTTGGCTGAGACGGTCATCCCGTTCCTGATCGAGACGTTCACGCAGGCTGGGCCGGCGGTGGGCGACGTGATCAACGGCATCATCGAGCGCATCACGTGGTTCACACAGAACATCCTGCCGGGTATCATCGAGGTGCTGGGCATGGTGATCGAGTGGGTGGTGGCGAACATGCCACTGATCAGCTCCATCTTTGAGACCGTGTTCAACACGATCATGCCGCTGCTGGAGGCGCTGTGGCCGGTGGTCATGGCCATCGCCAAGGTGCTGCTCCCGGTGCTGGGTGTGGCGTTCACCATCGTGCTCAAGGTCATCGACACGGTGTTCAAGCTGATCAGCGCCATCATCCTCGCATGGATCGACATCGTGCGCTCTGCGGTGGGGACGGCGATCACGTTGTGGAACGGGCTGAGCGCCGCATGGCGGACCATCACGGGCGCCATCGGCAAGGTGCTCGGGGACCTGTCCAAGACCTTCACGAGCATCTGGGATGGGATCGTGGCCACCGTGCGGGGTGCGTGGGACTCCGTGAGCTCCGCGATCAAGGGTGGCATCAACACGGTGATCAGCCTGATCAACGGCGTGCTGCGCTTCATGAACGACATTCGTGTGGAGATTCCATCTGTGTCGATTCCGGGCACCGATGTCAAGGTGGGCGGCGGGGCGTTTGACCCGTTCAGCATGGCGATGATCCCACGGCTGGCTGTGGGTGCGCGAGGGTTCGCCGGCGGGCTGGCGATGGTGGGTGAGCAGGGGCCAGAGCTCGTGCGGCTCCCGCGAGGCAGCGACGTGTTCACCGCAGCCGACACGCGGGCCATCGGCGCCGGCCGCATGGAGGTCATCGTGCGCGATCCTGACCGGGGACTGGCACGCGGCGGCTACAGTCAGGCAGACGTGGAGCGGGCGATCACAGAGGGTGTGCGAGGGCTCCTGTCCGGAGCTCGGCACGCCGGAGCTCGCACCTGATGGCGACACTGGGAAGCACCGCAGAGCCGACCACCGGCGCCACGTACTACGGGCTGAACACCACCAACCACTTTGCCGTGCTCCTGACCATGCCGGCCGGCGGGCCGTGGGAGATCAGCCGCATTGGGTTCTATGCAGCCGGCATGAACGAGACTGCCCAAGTGCGAGGCTGCATCTGGAGCGGGAGCGGCACCCTGCTGGGCCGCACGCCATCGTACAGCCTAGCTGGCGTGGCGCTGGCCATCGGCAACAGCACCAAGGTGGAGGGTGATCTGGAGACACCGATCACGGTGGCCGGCGGCGCCGGCGTGTACGTGGGGTTTGCTCGGGACCCGGCTGATGACACGCAGTTCAGCACACGCTCCGGCAACCGTGCTCAGTGGTACAGCTCCTCATGGCCGTCCAGCTTTGGCTCGTGGAGCTCGGTGGCCGGCGCCATCGGTGCCTACATCGCAGACTACCACAGCGCCAACAGTGCGCCCAATGCGCCCACCTCGCTGGACCCGAGCGCCAACGAGGTGGTCAACTCAGGGACAGCTCCGGTGGTCAAGGGCACACGCTCTGACCCGGACAGCGGGGACTACATCACAGCGTATCAGGTGGTGGTCTACGATGACAACGGGACCACGGTGCGCTATGACAGCGGCAAGATCAGCGTGAGTGGATCGCCCACGTCATTCAGCCGCACGGTCAGCCTGCCCTCCGCACACAAATACTACAAGTGGAAAGGGCGCACGTGGGACAAGGACGGCGTGGCAGGACCGTACACAGCTCAGCAGCGGTTCTACGCCAACGCAGTGCCGTCCACGCCGGGAGCTCCCACGGTGGACACCGACACGCTGGTGCCCACGATCAGCGGGACGTTCACTGACAGCGGCGACACCGCATCAGCGGTGCAGATTGAGGTGGGGCTCAACGCCACGCCCAACACCTCCACATGGGCGAGCGGCGACACAGCGGTGACGGGCACCTCGTGGAGCAAGGCGTATGCCGGCACCGCACTGGCGTGGGGTGTGGCATACCGCTGCCGCTACCGCACCAAGGACAGCCACGGCGCCTACAGCTCGTGGAGCGCCTACAAGGTGTTCACGCCGGTGCAGCCCACGGGTGCCTCCAACATGACGCCGCGCACCACCAACCCACGGCTCAACGACCTCACGCCGGACCTGAGCATTGCCCACAGCGCGACGTTCCGCAATGATGAGTATCAGGTGGCGGCCACGGAGGCGCTGGGCAACGCCGGCACGCTCCTCAAGAGCAAGGTGTGGACCGGCACAGACTACGCCGCTGTGAGCGCCAAGGTGTACACATACGATGGGCTGCCGCTGGCGTGGGGCGGCACGTACGTGTGGCGAGCTCGCATTGAGCTCAGCGCGGACGGGACCATCACGGCGTGGAGCCCGTGGTACAGCTTCAGAATGAACGCAGAGCCGGCCGGCGCGAGCGCCATGACGCCGGCCAACGGCATCGTGTTGACCGACACCACGCCCGAGCTCGCGGCCAACTTCAGTGACCCGGACCTTGACCAAGGCGACACACCCACGCTGGTCACGCTGGAGGTGCGGAACAACGGCACGGATGCGCTGGTGTTCAGCCAGACGGGGATCGCACCAGTGCCGGGTGTGGCCGCAGACGGCCAGAGCTACAGCCACGTGGTGAGCGTGTCGCCGGCGCTGGCGGCAGAGGTGACGTACAAGTGGCGCATCCGCTTCACGGACGCCATGGGGCTCCAAGGTGCGTTCAGCCCGTACGCTCTGTTCAAGGTGTCGGCTGGGCCAACGGTGACGGCGACAGCTCCGGGAGCCACGGTCACGGAGTCCACGCCCACGCTGGACTGGGCGTTCAGCTCGCCGGCGGGCAAGGCGCAGTCCAGCTACCGGGTGCAGCTGTTCGACAAGGGACCGGCGGGAGCTCCCAGCTACGCACAGGCCATGGCGGCGCTGGCACCGTGGGCGTACTACAGGCTGGGCGAGGCGGTGGGCCCGGTGGCGCAGACCGGATCGGCAGCCGGCGGAGCTGGGACCGTGGGCGCCGGCGCCACGCTGGGCGAGCCGGGGCTGCTGACCCGAGACGAGGACACCGCCGTGCGGAGCTCGGGGCTGGCTGACCCGATCAGCATGAGCCTGCCGGCGCTGCCGGGCGCCGGCGAGCGGACCTTCATGGCGTGGGCGCTCACCAGCTCGGGGCTCACCACGGAGGGGTTCCTGAGCAGTGGCGGCACTACCGGCTACCTGCGGTTCACCACGCCCGGCCGTGTTCAGTGGGTGTGGCGCGACAGCGGCGGGGTGGGCCGCACGCTGTCCAGCCCCAATGACATCATCGTGCCGGGCCAGCGGTACTTCATCGTGGGCACCCATGACGGCGTGTGGGCCCGGCTGTACGTCAATGGCGTGGAGGTGGCTGCGATCAACACGTGGAACGTGCAGGTGCTGCCTGCCCTCACCACGTGGCGGATCGGCGCCTATTCGAGCGCGGCGGATCGGCTCACCGGCGTGGTGGACGAGGCAGCGGTGTTTGTGGGGGCCATGAGCCCGGCCAACATCGCGGCGCTGTATGAGGCGGGGACCAACCCCACCAACTACCCCAACGAGGTGGAGGTGTACGACAGTGGCGAGGTGATCAGCCCGGCCACAGCCATGGATGTGCCGTTCGGCGTGCTGATTGACGGCCACAGCTATCGTTGGCAGGTGACGGCCAAGGACACCGATCAGCTCGCGTTCACACTGGTGTAGCATGCCCATCTTCACCACAGACTTTGCACCTCCGCCGGCGCTGTCCGGGCTCACGGTGGAGGCTGACGTGGAGGCATCGGCTGTCCTGCTGAGCTGGGACCCATCCGTCACGCCACCGGGTGACTTCAGAGGCTACCGTGTGTACAGGAGCCGGGACGGCATCACGTTCATCATGCTCCGGGAGCTCGCGGCGGTCAACAGCGTGACGTATGAGGACTACACAGCACCGCTGAACGTCAACCTTGTGTACCGGGTCACGCAGAGCAACCTTGACTTTGAGAGTGACCCGTCAGACGCCACGGTGGAGCTCGTGAGCCCGGCGTGGTACGCTGTGGTGCCGGGCGACACATCGCTGACATTCCCAATCCGGCGCCAGCAGGAGGGGGACGTGCTGGGCGGCAAGACACAGGAAGTGTACAGGCCCATGGGCCGGCCGGGAGCTCTGGTGGTGGGCGACACGATCCTTGCCGAGTCCGGGAGCATCTCATTCCTTGTGCGGCCAGACGAGACGGCGGCGCTGGTGCTGCTGCGACGGGTACAGGCCCGGATGGAGGGTGAGCTGATCCTCAAGGCCACGGACGGCTCGGTGTGGACCGTGCAGTATGGGGACATCGCACGCCGGTTCGCCATGGGTGGTATGCAAGAGGTCAGCATCCCGTTCACTGGAGTGGGCTGATGCGGGCGCTGCGGTCAGACGCCGGCGTGCCGCTGGCTGACGTGATCCTGCGCCAAGCCCACGCTCGCGTCACGAGGGTCAGCGTGCTGGACGAGCTGTTCAACCCGCTGCCGGGGCTGGTGCTCACGGGCGTGTCCGGCTATGCGCTGGACGGGGACGTGAGCATGGACACCGGCCGGATCGTGCGGCGCACGCTCAGCCTGACCATCGCCAACCCCAAGGGCGTGTGGACGCCGGGCGGGCCGGGTGATCCGTTCTACTGGGACAAGCTGATCAAGGTGGAGCGCGGGGTGCGAGTGGGCGGCGTGGACCATTATGCACCGCTGGGCATCTTCCTGATTGACACGCCCAAGGTGGCCGGCGGCGAGCTCGTCATCACGGGAGCGGACAGGCTGGACCGCGCACTGCGCTCCAAGTTCACGGTGCCCAAGACATTCACCACAGGAACACGGGTGGGCGTGGCTCTGCGCGAGATGCTGGAGGACGCCGGCGTGGGCGCCTCACGGTGGACCGTGGATGATGGAGGCGCCACGCTCGGGGCTGACCGCAGCTATGAGCCGGACGAGGAGCGCATGTCAGCGGCCAAGACGCTTGCCACAGACTTCAGCATTGACGTGTTCGCTGATGCGGAGGGCTACATCGTGATCCGGCCCAAGGTCAACCCGGCGCAGCTCGCCGGTGTCTGGGAGTTCAGAGCCGGAGCTGACAGCAACACGCTGTCCATCAGCAAGAGCTGGAGCCGGGACCGATTCTACAACCACGTGGTCGCGGTGGGCGAGGCGGCGGACAAGACACCTGTGCGCGGCGAGGCGTCCATCACCGATCCATCCAGCCCGCTGCGTGTGACCGGGACCATGGGCGACCGGCTGTACACACACAAGAGCGCCATGATCACCACGGTGCCGCAGGCTCAGGCCGTGGCGCAGTCGCTGCTCTGGGAGCACGCGCTGATTGAGGAGGAGCTCGCGGTGAGCTTTGTGCCGCACCCCGGACTGGAGGCGGGAGACGCTGTGGTCATTGAGCACCCCGAGAGCAAGACCAATCGTGAGAAGTACGTGGTGGACTCCATTGACATGCCACTCGCCGGCGGAGCGGCCAGCCTGAACGTCCACCGCGCACGGTTGGTGATCTGATGGACCCACGGCTGGCGGCGGAGCTCGTCAAGATGGTGGACGAGCGGGTGGAGCAGCTCATGCGGGCCCAGCCCGTGACCGCATACGGGGTGGTGGCCAGCGTGGACGCCGCCGGCGGCAAGTGTTCCGTGTACGTGTCCGGCAACCCGGTAGCCTCACCCGGCTTCAGCTACCCATCCGGCATGGTGCCGGCCGTGGGCCACCGGGTGCGGGTGGTCACCGATCCTCGTGGCGACCGCTATGTGGCATACAACCTGTCAGACCCGCCAAGGCTGCGCTACGTGCCGCTGAACCCGCTCATCCAGATATACGCCACAACGACCGTCACGGCCAACATTGTTGCGACCGATGTGGAGCTGACTGGCCTGCCTGCTAACGTGGTGGAGGCCATCTACTGCGTCATCCTGCTCAAGAGCACGGCGGTGCCCACCAACGATGCTCGCGCCACCTTGCAAGGCAGCACCCAAGGAGTGGGCTATGGGATCACCGCATACGGGCCACTGTCTGTCGCCAACAGGTGGCAATCGTGGCACGGGCTGATCGTGCCGGACGGGGCCAATCGGCGCACGGTCATGTATGACTACGCCGGCGCTGGCTTTGGCACACTGAGCATGACCATCCGAGCTCTGGGGTACTTCACGAGGGACTGATGCCGGATCGGGGACCGAGAGTGCGTGACGGATGTACAGCTAGGGCCAACGGAGCGCAAATCCTAGGCACTTCCACCCCGGTTGCTGGGTTAGGACACTCCAAGCCGGCTATCGTTGGTCTACGCGCATCCTACGGGCTCGGGGTTTCGGGGTGACTCCGGCTGCCCTTGCAGAGCTGCTTGACATTCTGAGCCGGGCCGGGGTGCTCACGGTCGCTGTGCTGATCATCATCGGCTTCATGACCGGGCGCATTGTCCCCAAGGGTCATCTGGAGGAGGTACGCAAGGAGCGTGATGCGGCGCAGCACGGCCACGAGGAGACGCTCAAGCTCATCTGGGAGGAGCTCCGCCGGCTAGCTGACAAGGTGCACGAGTGATCCTGCGGCGCGTGATCATCGGTGTAGCGGCCGTCAGCCTTGCGGCCCAGCTCGGCAGCATCGCCATCAGCACGATGGGTCCGGAGCCGGCGAGCTCTGTGCCGAGCTCGAGCCCGGCCCACACGATTACACAGACGCCGGCGGCTACATCGTCGCCCACGCCCACGCCGTTCATCGAGCTGTTCACACCGGAGCCAACCCCGAGCCTGACCCCTGCTCCATCACCTACGGCCACGCCCGCTGCTGTTCCTGACACGTTGCCACCGGCGGCTGTGTCCGTGGTCACCCCGGCACCGGAGCCTGTGCCTACGGCCACGCCTAGGCCGCAGAGCTCGCCAGCTCCCACGCCGGCGCCCACACCGGCTCCCACGCCGGCGCCCACACCGGCTCCCACGCCGTGTGCGGGCTCGCCGGGCAACCCGGACCAGTGCCCCGGTGAGCCCAAGCCGTCCAAGAGCCCCAAGCCGACACATCCACCCCATCCCTGATAGCTGCCGGGCAGAGCTCCCGGCTACACTGTGCGCTCACCCGAGAGGAGGCGATCCATGGCGCTGTTGATCCCGCTGACCGGCGGGACGATCACACAGAAGTTTGGGCCCGGCAGCATGGCGATCCAGCCGAGCATGTACCACGTGGGCTACGATCACGCGTGGTGGCAGAAGTATCCCGGCGCCAGCTACCACCAGAACGTGCACGCCGGGATGGACTACGCTGGCAAGCCCAAGGGCACACCCCTGCTGGCGATGGAGGCGGGGACCGTGGTGCGGTCCACGTACGATTCCAACAACGGTGGCGGGCACGTGGTGGAGGTTGAGATCAGGCCGGGCACCCGGTACAGCTACAACCACTGCAACAGCCGGCTGGTGGGCGTGGGGGCCAAGGTGGCGCGAGGGCAGAAGATCGCCACCATTGGCGAGTCTGGCACGATCCTCCAGCCTGACGGCACCCGTGTCAAGAGCACGTACGGTGTTCACCTCCACCTCGTGCTGGCCATCAACAGCAAGGGCAGCGACGGCGTGACCCGGCCGCTGATCCGCAACCCACAGCACTTCCTGCCCGGAGGCAAGTACGCCACCAACCCGGCGATCCAGCCGCTGGTCAAGCCGCCCACGTACAAGATCGTGAAGATCAAGCCGGGCGTGAACATCCGGTCCACACCGGACCTTGACGTGGGCTCCACCAACATCGCCTATGTGTCCCGAGCTGACGGCATCTATGCACTGAACGGGACCAAGGTGGGCAAGGAGGGCACGGGGTTCCAGCTCCGGGGCACCGTCACCAACGATGACGGGACGTGGGGCAAGCTGTGGGGATTCAACCGCTACCTGTACGTCATGCAGGGGCTGTACGCATAACAGGGAGGACACACATGAGACGGGGCATCGCAATCATCGCAGCCGGCGTGCTGCTCATCATGCTGGCCGTGATGCCGGTATCGGCCACAGACAACGCCAAGTGGTTCGTGTGTAAGTACACGGGCACGCCCGGAGTGGACGAGGTGCTCCAGACCGGGGACAATCCGATCAGCGTCAGTGAGTCCGCCATCAGCATCAGCCCGGTGGTGGCCGGCGCCATCTTTGCCGACAGTCAGGGCCGCAGCCTCGTGCTGGAGGCTGACGTGGGGCAGGAGGAGCCGGCGGCGGATTGCCCAGAGGTGCTGCCGCCCACGCCTACGCCCACGCCAACCCCGTCGCCCAGCCCTACACCCACGGCATCACCTACGCCCACGCCTACGGCCACGCCTACAGGCACTCCGCCGGTGGCAGGTCAGTTCAGCGTGGAGGTTTGCCCGGTGACGGATGAGCCGGTGGCCACAGGACAGTCGCTGATCCGGTTCCGCCATCCGCTGTTGGTGCTCCTGCTCCTCAACGTGCGCATTGACGGCGAGCTCGTCACGCTGCGTGCGGTCGCAGACGCACAGGCGGCTGACGTCACCGTGTCTGTGGGAGTCCACGACTGGTCCATCAGCAACCCGGCCGACACGGAGGTGTTGGCGGAGGGCACGGTCAACTGTCCGGAGTGCAACCCGGCCGCTGTGAGTCCACCGCCGGCGATCCCAACTGAGCAGCCGGGAGCTCCCACACCGTTGGTCCCGGACACCGGGATGCCTGTCGTGCAGGGAGTGGCGTTGTACGCCGGGCTCGCGCTGGCCTTGCTGGGCACCCTGCTCGTGTTCAACGCGGCGGCTCGCCGGCGGCGGGACTGAGCCGGACGCTACACACGCCGGCGGAGTCTGTCGGAGGGCTCCGCCGGCACCCCGAAACGGGCCGAAACTGACCCGCCGGGACACCCTCAAATCGGACCAGTTATGAATACACCACCCTAGGGCCAACGGAGAGCAAATCCTAGCCACTTCGACACTGGGAGTTGTGTCATACCATGGTCTGGTACCGTTCCGTTGTTTTACACACGGATCGGTGTCCGATTATAAACAGATGGAAACGTTCTGTTATCCGAAACGCAGCGATTGACCCGCCGGCGATCGCCCCGATTCGTGTGTAGCCGAAATGGTTAGCTCAGCTAACAATCTGACCCCGAAACTGACCCGCCGGGATGCCCCCGCCGGCCGGCGATCCGGAGCCCATCCGGGGACGCCGGCCGGACCCGGCGCCCGTCGCCTAGCGGACGGCCAGCCCGTCGCCTAGCGGACCCGGCTGCCCCCGAGCTCTGCCCGGCAGGATCGTGGCCCATGCATGGGTCGCGGGCGGATCAGACCGGCTCGCTGTCTCCTGATCAGCTCCAGTCCCATCCTGGGCAAAGGATAAGGTTTGGAAATGTTTGTCCCGGCTGAATCCTACACACGCGCCGTGTGGATGGTCCCACACGAGGGCGGGCTTGACTTGCGCCCGCTAGCGGACTTACGCTTGGCACGCCACTGGCGGCCCACACGAGGGACAAGCCGGATGGAGCCAGACCAAGGGGTCACGGATGGACGCCAAGGCGGTTAGGGGTCAACCCAGCTCGGGAGACACGGGAGTCACCAGAGCCACCGTACAGCCAGCACCACACCGAGCCAGTCCAAGCGGCCACAAACAACACGACACAGACAAGGCGGAGCTCGTGAGCTCCGCCGGAGGTGTGTCCGACAGACATAGGGGACCAACAGCGGTGATCCGCTGAGCCGATTGCGCCCGGTGAAGAGCCGGCCAGTCAGAGCCCACACGGGGGCTTACAGGGATCACCGCTGCCCCCGTACCTGAGCTGTCGGCACCTCCGGCGGGCTCACGATCAAGAGCCACCACAACGACACAAGGAGACGACCACCAATGACACGACACACCGGCAAGTTCACCGCCGGACACAACCCCGGCACCGGACGCTGCGTTGTCTGCGGCCGGACCCGCCAGATGGCGAACATCGCCACCCACAACGGCGATGGCTACATCTGCGTGGACTGCTTCGACAAGGCCGGCGATGAGAACGCAGTGGCTGACGGCGACATGACCACGGCAGACTTCCACAAGCGGTACGGCACCCACGCTTGGTCCTGCGAGTACGCCGGCTGCGATGTCAAGGAGGCGACCAAGTGACTTACGGCACACAGGAACACGAGGATTGGCTGATTGAGCAGGAGCGGCACGACGCTCCGGCCAGCGAGGCTGAGATCAGGCGCGAGGAGGGCTGGGACACCGGCGCCGGCTCGCTGGACGAGGATGGCCGGGCGCTGCTCCACTGGGGGCAGCGCGAGCGGATCGGTGAGATGGTCCGCAGTGCGTGGTATGACACCACCACCTACAGGGTGCCGGTCAACGTGCCGATCACCGACAGGGCCGGAGCGGAGCTGATCCGCAAGGCGCTGTACACCCGCTGGGCGACCAGCCTGACCGGCTGGAGCGTTGGAGGCTACTCCACGCCGGCCGTGCGACACACTGACGATCCGTTCACCGTTGAGGTGGACGTTGTCTACCACATTGGCGACTGAGGAGAACATGACCACCGAGACGACCACCACTGAACGCATCACCTACGCCGGCCGGCGCACCCGGCGGGACGGGACGGGGCTCACCTACGTGTACATGCACGAGGGCGAGGAGCTCCACTTCAAGCGGGCTCTGCTCCCGGCCACCGTGGGAGCCACCCTGCTGGTGGAGATGACCGTCAACCCGGACGGCACCCGCCGGGTGGGCAACGCCACCTACACCGGGGATCGCACCACCGGCGAGGTGGTGGAGCGGCACGCGGCGCTGGACGCCGCTGCCAACGGGGCCAACGAGGCACGCAAGCACGCCACCAAGCACGATCCGCTGGTGGAGGCGCTGGGGCCGATCCGGGACGCCTACATGATGGCCAGCCCGGTGGAGCGTGCGGCGCTGCTCACCAACGTGATCCGCAAGATCACCACCTACAGCTAGCACACGACCGAACAGGAGACGACCACACGACCATGACTGACTTTGACCACTGCCCGCAGTGCGGCGGGCTGATCCGGGACATGGACCCGGACGGGCAGGAGCTCCCCACCGGCCAGCGGTGGCACCGGAGCCACCTGCCTAGCAATCACCACCCGATGGCGGCATCAGCCTGCTGGTGCCGGGACACAGCGATGTTCGCTGACCACCGCCACGATGAGATTGACGACCAGTGCGCCCGCTGCGGGGAGTTCACAACCCCGCAGGACCGCGCAGAGGTCGCTGACGGGCTGGTCCACGCGAGCTGTATGCTCGCCGGCGAGGAGGTTGCGTGACTGAGCGCACCACGACAATCAAAGTGACCGGCCACCGTGGCCGGCTACACCGCAAGCTACGGGGACTGATCCGCATGCTGGAGGAGACGGGACGGTGGGACACCATCACCGTTGAGCGAGCACAAGCGGACTGGACGACCACCCCGATGTTCCACGTGTGGGCCCGCCGGGACACCGGCACGCTGGCCAGCACCTACATCTATGTGTACTTCACGGCCACACCTCGTGGCCGGATCGGGTCAGCCCACCGCTACGCTGCGCTGGGCACAGACCGCAAGCTATCCGGATGGCGCGAGTTGCGCATCTGGGCCACCATCTGAGAGGAGACGACCATGAGTGTAGCACGGCTACACACCGTCAACAAGGCACGCAAGGATCAGGGCAAGTGCGGCAAGTGCGGCACACCACTCCCGGCGGGCTCCCCATACCGGCACTTCAGCGTGGGCTTCAGGTCCAGCTACGTGCAGAAGCGGTGCATGAAGATTGAGTGCACCCCACGGCCCAGCGAGCGTGAGAGCTCCAAGCTGAGCTCCGTGTACGCCGCCATGGAGGCGGCTGAGGACGAGCTCGCCGGGCTCCGCAGTGCGGACGTGGGCGAGCAGGACACCGTCACCTCCATCGTCACCACCGTGGCGGAGGAGGTGCGCACCGTGGCTGACGAGTACCGTGAGGCCGACAGCTACATCGGTGGCGGCGGCTCCGGGAGCACCGTCAGCGAGGAGCGTGCTGACACGCTGGAGTCCGCAGCAGACGAGCTTGAGAGCTTCCAGCCCAGCGCTGACCCGGCAGACTTCACGGAGTGTGAGGACGCCGGCGATGAGGACCACGATGCTGACACGTGCGAGGCGTGCGGCGAGGACAAGGCACGGCTCTGGGACGAGCTGATCACTGAGGCCGAGACGGTGCTCAGTGAGGCGGAGGTGAGCTGATGCCGATGGGGCTCACGTTCAGGTGCGAGCGCAGGGGCTGCCCGGAGGCAGCCACTCGCATCTGCTCCCGGATTGACGCAGCCCGTGACTGGCTGTACCTGTGTTGGTACCACAGCACGGAGCTCGCCAGCGAGCCGGTGTGGGAGCTGTCGCAGCTCCCACTGCCGGCCGGGATGCTCAGCCACCTCCCACAGCCTCAACTCTCACTGGAGATGACGCTGGCGATGTGGCCACCCAAGCACCGCACGGCCACCAAGGAGGACATCCGGCGGGGCCACATGCCAGCACGGCTGCTGGGAGGTGAGGGCGTTGTCTGACGAGCAGTATCCGCCACTGGCGGACCTCATCACCTATGACCAGCACTTTGATGAGCGGGGGGCACAGCGCCTCCCGCTGTGGACCACCCGCAAGGGCGCGATCAGGCTGCTCCGTGATCAGCTTGAGGACGCTCGCGGGGAGTCCGGGAGCTGTTCCGACAACGAGTGCGGCTGCCACGCGGTGCCCGCACGAATCGAGCTCATGCTTGAGGAGCTCGGGATCACAGAGGAGACACAGGAGTGACGACCAGAGAGTGGACGGTGTACGTGGATCGGGTCAACCCGGCCGGCGGCATCTTCAGCAGCCACGAGCCGGTGGCCACCATCGCAGAGCGCGAGGAGGGCAGCCGGCTGGACCAAATCAACATCGTGGGTCCGGGCAACCGGGCCATCGCCATCAACATCGAGCTCGGTGAGGGCAGCGAGCCCATCGGCATCCGGGTGACTGAGGACGGCTATGGCTTCAGCCACGACAGCGAGCAGTGGACGCCGGCGAGTGACGGCGGCGATGCGTGGCTGGCACCGATCAGCCGCGCAGACATGGAGGAGGGCTGACCCGAGCGGGACAGACGCGACACCATCTAGGGCCAACGGAGCCGCAATCCTAGGCCAATCCGCCCACGATGCTGCATACGGACATCCCACGTGCAGGGTGACTCCGGAGGATCGTGGGAGGATTGGCCCGGAGGTGGCTCGTGTGTAAAGTCAAGCGGCACCGATGAAGTTTCGTGTGTAGGGCGTGCTCGGCTCGTGTGTAAGCGCACACGGCTGAGTTTGCCTTATGCACGGAAACAGAGTATGATTGGTCAGACTGACGCCAGATCGGCGCCGGCGAGGAGCTCCAAGGAGACGACCAGTCATGGAGACGATAGCGGGCATCACAGTGGAGTTCATCCACTGCACGTGCGA